GATTCAATGATATCGTCATCAGCTTCTAGATATGAGGGAATGTCTTGTTTAAGAATTTTAAGTGGTTGAGGCTCCCAACCAAACTGTGCTAACTCAGTGACATCGAGTTCGCCTCTGTAGTATTCAGTTTTTAGCTTGAATAACTTCTTGTAGTCAGCCTTCATCTTGCGAAGAATATATCCCTCGCCCATGTATATCTTGAAGTACTTGTTGTGAAGTTTTGGTGTATTGGCAGACTCGTTCGTGATGTTTATAGCATCAACAGGACCGTCTTTTTCCCATGCTTCGCATATGTCTTCTAGCTTCATTCATAATCTCCATAATTAAAAATACAGGTATAACTAATGTAAGTATAGCACTAAATCACACTGTATGTCAATCTAAACTTTTATAGTATATCCGTTATACTTAAAAGTTATATCAAATGTTGGTGGTGTCAGATCAGCGCCTGATGTGTCGAGCTGAATAGATCCGACTGATGTTGGAAACAAGTCGTTAAATTTAATAGTAACATTTGCTTTCTTATTACTATTTAGTATGATCAGAGAACCGTCTGATTGTACTTGTGATTGCTCGGTACTTGATGTTCCAACAGTTTTAGGATTCAAGCCAGCATATTGTTGAAAGTTCTCTGGATATGTAAGCGCAACTAACCAATCAGATACTTCTCTAAATGCAACCATATCTTCATCGCATATAACACTAACAGTAAACTCCTCATATGTGAGTTTATCGCCAGGCTTATGTATGTTCTTAAATGGAGTAAATACTTCTGTATGTCCAGACGATATGCCTGGTATGTTTACAGACTTCACAAAAAACTGAACATTAGGTAGCCTGTCGAGAGAAAGATTAAACTCGATTGGGGACAAAAAGTTTACATTTGTTGTTAGTGTTGCCATGTAATATTCCTCTAGTATATTACTTATTTATACGCATAAAAAAAGGGAGTCTCGAAAGACTCCCAAATTCGCTCGGTTAACCCGAATCTTATTGTTTAATAACTTATAGTAAGTTAGAAACCAATACTCGTCTGTAGTAGATATTAGCGTTTGCTCCACCAGTAGTAAGTGGGTTAGCAACCATACCGTAACGAGTCTTGAAACCAATCTTAGATTGGAAGCTATTCTCGCCTACAGCACGAACCATTTGTAATGGAACGTATGGGCAGTAGAAGATACCTGCGTCAAAAGCGTTAGTGCCTTTGTAGCCAACTACTAAGTATTGTGCTTCAGCATATGGATCAACATATACTTTGAAACGACCGTTAAGAACACCGGCAAAAGTATTACCAGCATCATCAACATTCAAGCCGTTACCAAGAGCAGGAGCATAGTCAAGGATACCAGCCATTTGAAGAGCAGAAGCTACATCAGATGAACAGATTACGATGTTACCTTTACCACGGCGAGTAGCTTTAGCAATTGCGTTAGCTTCTTTCTCGATTTGGAACATCAAGCCTTTGAACTTCTCAACTGACCAACGGCCATTTGCGTCAACGTCAAGGTTGAATTGACCTTTAGCCGCAGTGTTTCCGTCAGTAGCACCTGGAGTAGCACTAGTGTATACAGTACGAACAACTTCACGGTTGATTTCAGCAAGCAATTCAGCAGAAAGCATATTAGCAAGTTCAGTTTCAGCGTCAAGACCGTGGATAGCTTTAAGATCTTGTGCTAGTTCTGAAGTGTACTCAGCTTTCAATGCACGGCTACGAGCAGTAACAGATACTTTCTCGATTGCGAAAGACATTTCGTTAATGTCGCCAGAACCATCAGTTGATTCTTGTTGACCAGGTAAACGACCTTGACCAGTTTCAACACCAGTAAGATTACCATCTACGTCAACAGTACCTTTACCAGTTGCTAATGCTTGATCTTTATATACGTTAGCTGAACCGTCAGTATTGTCACTGTGACCTAGATCAGTAGTGTCGTCTTTATCACCACCAGAGAAAGAAGTGTTAGCTTCTCCGAATAGTGCTTCGTTACCAGAAGTAACGCCAGCATCAGTAGATGCATACTTAGACTTCATAGCGAAGATAAGGCCAGTAGGACCAGTCATTGGCTGAACACCAACGATATCATATGCTACTAAGTTAGGCATTGCACGGCGTACAAGACTGATTAATACAGGCTCGTAGTTAGCGGCAGAAGCAGTGCTGTTAGCAGGTGCGGCTTCTGATAAAACACCAGTTCCGCCTAAGCTTGAGCCTTCTTGAATAGAGGCTTCAGTGTTTTCTAAAAGAGTTGCTGTAACAGCTTCTCTGTGTGAGTCAGAAATAGCGGGAAGAGCATTATGCTCTAGAATCGGTGCCCACTTTTTCATTAGTTCTTCATTTCTCATTATGGTTCTCCTTTATTTGAGATTTTTAACTTATTACTATTTATAAAATTTGTTATTTCGAAAAGCGGTTAAGCGACTCAGCATAACTTGCAATAGACGGATCTAATACAGGTTGTGCATTCTCCGCAGTCTCTTCTTGTAGAAGATCATTTGATTCTTCTTCAGCAACTGGCGCAGGTGCAGACTCTACAAAGTAGTTGTCTTTGATTGCTTCTAATTTCTTAGAGTAATCATCAGTTGATTCAAAAGAAACCCCTTCTGATAGAACACGCAGTTTTTCTGATTGGGTGTCTGTTAATTCTTCAGAAACATTTTTGAATGCGACTTCTAGTTCAGCTTGTGCCTTAGCTTCTTTGATTTCCATCATTTCTTCAGCTAACGCATTATACTTAACTTTAGACTCTTCAAGAGCAACTTCAAGTTCAACATTATGGTCAACAGTTTCTTGATCGATTTCAAGGTTATGCTCAGATACTAGACCTTTAACGCTTTCAAGTACTGACTCAGCAACTTCTACTTTAATGTTGCTTTCAACTGCTACTTGATTGTCGTCCATCCAGTTTTCGATAACGTAATCTAGATACTGGTCTACTTTCTCAACAATTTCTTCAACAGACTTTTCTACTTGCTCTTGAAGATCGCTTTCAAATTTTTCTTCTAAAGTTGCTGTTTCTGCTAATACTTTTTCATGAACAGCGGCTTCAAATACTGCTACAGCAGATGTTTTGAAGTCTTCAGATAATTCAGAGCCATCGAACAAACGCTCAATAGACTCATGTACGCCTGCATTGTTAGTACCTTGAGGAGTCTTAACGTCATCTTCTACGTTATCAGCTTTCTCTCCTGCATTTTTCTTTTTAGCTTTAGACTTGTCTACACCACCTTCGGGAGTTACGGCATCGGCTGAATTTGCATCCACGCCAGTTGCTTTCGCTTCCTCGAGGTCTAGATCAAGATCAACGCCTTTTTCTAATTCACTCATTTAACTTCTCCTTTTAAAGTAATTATCGTCAATATTACTATTTATAAAAATTGTTATTTAGACAAAGAACGTACAAATCTCTCAAACAATGCGGCCGCTTTAATCTCTAATTCTGCTGTAGAGACTTTAGCAGTCTGTTTGATCTCTTCTTCGATCTCGTCAAATGTGTTCGCCACTTCCCATGAAGAAGAAGCTACATCGTAAATCCAATCTACACCTTCCATAACTCCCTTAACGAAAGCGTCTGGTGCTGATGGATCGGCTACAATATCTCCTGCGGTAGCTAACATAAAGTCACTCTGGACTTCCATGATACCACTCTTATTCTGTTTGATTGAACCCATGCCACGAGATGAGATACCTAAAGTACCATCTGCATCCATGATGTTCTGAACGATCTTACCCATTGGCGTGTCCATTACTTTAGCACGACCAACGATGTTTGAACCGTCTTGTCTTAACTCTGTAAACATATGAGATACACGATCAAGATTAATCGTTGGACCTGCAGGGTGACCTAACTCACCATATGCTCTGTTTTTCTCAACGTAAGTTTCGTTATATCTCTTAACTTCTTTAGCAAGGATCTCTTTAGGGTACATACGACCATTACGGTTCTTGATGTCACCTTGCATAATGATGCCTTCGATGAAATACTGCTTAGTACCATCTTCTTTGGCTTCTGTGATATATTCTACGTCTTCAACGATTTCTTTGATTAGTAAACTCATATCTTCTTCCTTATTTGCTTGCTTGCATTGCGAAAGATACGAACTGCTTGAACTTACCCTGATCAGCTAACATACCTTCAACTTTCTTCTTATTAGCAGTATTCAATTGCTTGTAAGCATTAATTACGGCAGATGCTGAGAAAAGATCAATCTTCTGCTTCTTTCCATCTTTGAACTTGACTTGTCCTGCGCTTTTAGTCTTAACGATTTTTTCTAGATC